TCAGACTTAATTTCATCTTCGTCTACACCCGTAAATCCGAAGTCGAAGTCAGCATATTCCTGTGGTACTTTGATTGCCATTTAAAAGAAATCCTCTAGTGTGCTTTGCTTCTCTTCGTGCCAGTTAATCACCTCAAGAATTGCACGAAGCGGCGACATGAACGCTTTGTCGAACTGTGTGTCGTAATCAATATATTCGTCTAGACGAAATTCATTCGGAAGCTGAGAGAAAGCACAAATCACGTTCTCATGAAGTGGATTAGGCATTTTTAGATAAGAGAATCGAATCTTATCTCCATCCTGAATCAGTTCATATTTCTTCTGGAGCTTTAACTTCTTAACATAATTGTTATAAGTGATAGCACCACGAACATGAATCGGAATACTCTTAGTCTCGTTTTTATATTTAGTTAGATCTTGAACTGAACGAGGAAACGATACTTCCTCGAACGATAGCTTATAGAATTTGGTTTTGAACTCAGAAATGAACGTATGAAGCTCGTTCTCTGGCTTAGTCATAACGATCAGGAGAGCTTCCTTAATAGCTTCACGACACACAGCAGGAGTCGAAGACTTGACAGCTTCGATTCCCATAATCTTCAGCTTTGGTTTCGCATAGCGAACGCCTTCCGAATCGTGAACGTTAAGGATATATCGCTTCTTCGCGGTCCAGATACCACGATCAGCGATAACCTCACGCTTCATGTTCATTTTTTGTTGGAAGGCAGACATATTGTCAGCAAGATCTTGATAGATACGATCAATAACTGGTTCCATCTTATCGCGAGCAACCTTATCCAGAAAGTTAATGATCTTCTCTTTAAGACCGTTATCAAGCCCCTCTGTTTTAATCCTTTCGCCAAACACGCTATGTACCAACTTGTCAAAAGAGATATACAACGAATCCGTATCCGAAGCAATGACATAATCGTAATCTCCCGTTTTCAATAGATTATTGAGATATCTATTCATCTCGTTTTCAGCCCAACGAATGGATAGCTGACCACCAAGAGTAATAGCAGTTGCCTGATCAATGTCAAAGAAACGGAAATGAGGATTACCGATAGCGCCGTAAGCTGAGTTCAACTGTACCTTCTTAGCAAGCTGCATGTTCTTATATCGCGAGATATCTTTGACAGCCTGCTTATCTTTGGTTGCTTCGTAACGCTTTTGTGCCTCGATCATCTTGTCCTTATAGACGACGCGATCGTTATACATACGCTGCATAATCTCAGGGAGAAATCCCTGCTTATCCTTCTTGAAGAAGCATCCATTAGCTGCAAGACCGTAGCCTTCTGGTACTTCGGGGAATATCCCTTCAAGCAGCTCGTCTACGCTCGTGCGTGCTTTCTTTCCTTGCAATAGTGTTTCTGGAGAGATATTATATTGCATGATAAGATGAGGATACAGACTGTTCAAGTCGAAGGACATAACCCAATCATATCCTCCAGGCTTAGGTTCTTTAACGAAAGCTCCGATATATGCTTCTTCTTTGCTGCCTCCGCCAGTCAGCGGAACAGCAACTTTCTTCTTCCATAAATGATTATGAGTAATGACATCCCACATACGCACTTGAGTAAAGATATCAAGCAGAGTAACCTTAGCATCGTACGCGAGCGCAAGAGCCATATCAATTAGCTTCATCTTGTCGTCTAGCTTCTCAACAAGCTCAACGTCTCGAATGTTATAGTCGATGAACTTCTTGAAGTCCTTCATGTAGAACTCATGAAGCGTTTCGTATTCGGAGTAATCCAACTTACGCTCACCAAGCTCAACGAAACCAATATGATCTAGCTTGTACGATTCTTGTTGCGTGTAAGTGAACTTCTGATACATCTCAAGATAATCGAGTGTGGCGATACCACCAATATTGTAGACGTGCTCTTCCTTACCAAACTTCGTGCGGACACGACGCTCCTTGAAAATATGCCACGGACTGAAAGATTTACTATGAGATTCACCAAGGATAAAGTTCATGCGACGAACAAGATACGGAATGTCAAAGAACGTGACGTTCCATCCAGTCACAATGTCTGGATATCCATCACTCCACTCGCTTAGGAACTTAGTCAACAGTTCCTTCTCGTTGTTGCACTGATAGTAGCGCACGTCCTCGCGTGAGGAGTCGTAATCATAATATCCCCACACATGGAAGATACCATTCTTCTTCAAAGCGATCGCAGTAATTTCTTGCGCTGCTACATCTGCGCTCGGGAATCCATTCTCGGAACTTACCTCGATATCAATATACGCAACATTGATCTGCTCACGATCATAAACGATTTCGTTTTGATATTCCTCGTTCAGATAAGCATAGAGAAAGCGTGACATACCATAGACGGGAAAATTACTCACGTCTTCGTATCTCTTAACGAACTCTTTGGCGTCACGAATCGATTCGAAAGGCATAGGATCAAGCGGAAGCCCACGAATGTCCGACCACTCAGCGTTAGGACGCTTGCTTGGAAGGAACATCGTGGGCTTGTATGGAATCTTTTCTTCGAAGGGGCGTCCGCGATCGTAACCGCGGACGAGGATGTTGTTACCGTACTCTAAGGCATTCGTGTAAAATTTGCTCATAACATATAGTACCACGTTATGATGTAGCTGTCAAGATCCCTTTTGGTGGCATGACTAATCCTGAACCAAAATTCTGATTGTAAGCATTTTCTACTTGTGTTTCTGGATCATAGGTAAACAAAACATTGCGTGGGTCTAGAATGATTTCTTTTGTTCTAGCCATAGGAATGAAATCGATAAGAGCCATCTGAGACTTACCAGATGGACTTGGCTGAATCAATACAGCAGCTGGCTTGATTACTTTAATCATATTACCAATAGTGCCGACTTTACCGATAATCTCGTCACCGTTAAGCAAACGAAGCATCACGATAGCTGTATTACGATTCTCATCATTCATATTCATTGTGTTCACATTAGTCATTCTTCACTTCCTTATTTTGCAACGCCCTGAATCTTTTCCTGTCCTCTCGACCACGCAGCGATACCGAGAACAGCACCCATTGCTAGATGGAATAGACCAGCGCCTTGCAGCGTGAGAGGACTCCATTGAACAAGAGGCGTTTTCGTCATGACCTGAGCAACGCTCCACATGACAGGGAAGATAGCCATATCAAGGCAACATATGACCATATAACACCAACCCATTGCTGGACGCCACTTCTTGACCATCCAGTCTTCGTTCTGCTTTGCGTTCTCCGCTTCCCATTGCTTCTTCTCTAGTTCAATCTTAGCAAGCTGCGCTGCTTCAGATAGTTGCTGAACAGCAGGAGCTGGAGCAGCTACACGAGGACTAGAATCCACGAATGCTGTTGGGATTGCGGCAGCTGCTCCCTTGGTTGCAGCTGGTATTTCATCCATCGCAGGCTTTGCGACTGGTTCATCGGTTGAGCCAAATTTAGGCATTATCGTTTCCTTTATGCTGTGAATATCTCCAAGGCTGCAGCATAATGAGATTGACGATCTTCAAGACCGATTGTTCCACCATTGATTTTTTTAGTTACAGTAACAACGTCACCTTTATCAGCCCAATTGTTTAGTTCGCGCGAGTCCCAGAACCATCCAGCACTCCAAGCCGCACCTTCTTCAGTGCTAAGCCATTCAGTTGCTTCTTCCAGAGACATGTTCATGTCATCTGCGAAAGCTTTATAGTTTGACTTACCGGTCAGCTGGATGAGACCACGACCACAGTAGCGATACCCATCCCCAGATGCTTCATCGCCATTACCCATACGACTAGCATACACGCGATTGGCAATCTTCTGTGGATTTTTCGCATATCCACTAGGATCAACACCGCGGAAATACTTAGGGAAAATAACTTTCAAGCGATCTGCTGAATAGTTGAGATTTTCTTTAATAGTTCTAAGACCACCGGATTCGTGTCCTACTTGCGCAAGGAACATTGAGATTCGTTGTGGGGTAGTGATTTCATAAAATGCCAACACCTCGTTAAGAGGCTCGACGTATTTCTGAACGATATCTTCGTTGGTATCCTCGAAGAACTCATTCAATTGTTCGAATGTAACAGCCATGGCGACTCCTTATTGAGTTACCTTTTATTTAGCGTATTGAGAGCAACGATAGGAATCTCGCCGCGATACAATCCAATGTCAGCAAGCTCTCTGTCTGATAGCTGGCTTAGTTCTTCGATAGCTTTATAGTATCGTCTTGTGTCTTCAATCTGCTCTGCGAATAGTTTGAATATTTTTAGCAATGTCTTCCTCCAACGGATAAAAGCGGGCCAGTTTCCCAGCCCGCTTCATAACAAATAACTCAATGGGTTTTAATTAGTCTTTGATGTCGATCTTCTTAGGCTTCTGACTCTCAGGAATAAAATTCTCGAGCCACACCTTAAGAATACCGTTCATCAATTCGGCATTCTTAACTTCTACAGTATCAGCCAGAGTGAATGTGCGATTGAACGCACGCTCTGCGATTCCCTTATAGAAGTAATATTCTTGCGCCTTATCCATATCGCTGGCATCTTTGGTCTTTCCAGCAATGGTAAGATTACCGCCTTCGAGCGTTAGCTCAATGTCTGTCTTAGCAAATCCCGCAACAGCCATTTCGATGACATACTTATTGTCATCAACCTTCTTGATATTGTATGGAGGATATCCAGGAAGGTTCTTTCCGATTCCATCCAACTGCGATGAAAGCAGCTTGAATGTCTTGTCGAAACCGACAGAGAAAGGATCGAAAGATGCGAATGGAGATGGGATTTGTGCGTAGTCTTTAGTCATAGTATTACCTCCTGTTAGGCAAGGTTTAAAATATGTGACCCCGAGGGCGTCACGTTTTATTTATATGCGTCGCATACAAATTCTATTCAACGGTCTTCTTTTTACCGATGTTATATTTGGCTTCCAGTTTCCAGTCGTTCTTTTCCTTGTGAGCCAATATCTTAATCTGGTTCAACGGAGCAGATGGTTCTTTAGTCTTCTCAGCGTCTACGATATCAATGAGATCCCATTCAGCGAGCAGATTGGTAATCGTATTACGACGAGCGATATCCTCTTCCGAAAAGTTAGTAGGCTTTCCGTCGAGGGCAAATAATTCTTTGAAGTGAACGATATAGTAGCGTCCCTGCTTATGCAGGATATGACACGATTGAAACAGCACTTTATCGCGTCGAGACGCGACGCCAATACGAGTTAATGTTTCACGGATTTTTAGGAAATCTTCTGCTGATCGAAGCTTGACTTCAATCATATTTTCAACCGATGCGTTCATCCTTTTCCACCTTTATCGAGAGCAATCTCGATCATGGTAAGCTGATCATCGGTCAAGACACGCAATGTTTGCTCCGCCTTAGCACGACCATAGCCAAAATACTCCATGATCATTTCAACGGATGCGCCAGTCTTTTCTTTTTTCCATTTTGAATATCGCTGACGCTTCCGCAGGCTATTTAGCAAAAACTCATATTGGAGCTTCGAATCAAGGCTAGATCGAAGATTCATCTCGTTTGCGTATAGGATTGCGTCCTGATGGTAAGACAGAGTTCGATTAACCAGATAGGGTTTGTATCCCTTCTCAGCTAGTTCATCGTTCCCTGTCTTACGCATCAGGTTCTTTTTGGTATAGCTCACACTGTCTGCATAGACAAAAGGATTGCTCACATAATCCTCGATACATTACTAAAAATTAATCTGACAGCTGTGTCGATTTCCTCTAGAGGAACATTTAGCCATTCACGATTCTTTCTTAGTCTGCTTTCTTTGAAATGTTTATGAACGATGTGATCACATTTTATATGATTAACATCGTTCAATGACCAAATGGCGTGTGTATGGATTTCATCGTAGTGAGTATCCAGTTCTTCGCGGCGGGCTTCTACGCCAGACAACAATTCAGATTCACCTACTTTGTATATATTACGCTCTGCGTCTTTCGATGAAGCCATAGCATAAATGTACATCATACCTCAGCCTCACCTTGTTTCCACGGCAGAAATTCGTACGAGAACGCGATCCCATACTTCTTAGAAAACGAAGCGATATATGCTTCGGCCTGAGCCTGAAACGAAGTATCTTCGAAGTCTTTGAAATGGAACACGATATGAATCTCAGCGTGATTCATAGAAAGACCCATTGCTTTTCCGAGAGTTTCAGGAATCCACTTGCAACGATCCACAACAGCCCAACATACTCCTACGCTACGATTTTCTTTATTGAATCGTATCGTACGAACTCGCTTGAAATATTCACCGTCGCCTGTGGTATATTGATGAAAGTTATGAAGATCGTTCTTCAGCTCGCGTTGTGCCTCAGATTTGGCTTTGCTGACATTAGACGAAACATCTAATGCTGTCATCTGAAACTTACGTCGAAGCATAGCTCGATATGCTTTGTCATCAATATCAACACCAGCGTCTTTGTGACGCTTAACCATAGCTCGAAGATCGCGAGGCATCATCCCCTTCTTGATGACAGTAGAAACATTCATTTCTGCGCCAATCGCATCCAGAAGAAGCTTCTTACCAACAACATCATTCGGAATAAGATCTTCGGGGATTATAAGAACGTCTGTGCCTTCAATGCTGATATAACCTTTCTTGTCCGCACGCAGGAGCGCCGCATTGGTGTTGTTCCCATCAGCAACAATCAGAACAGTTTCGCTGTCAATGATTTCTTCATAACACAAAATCGGATTAGCATTATCCGAATGACCAGAAGCCTCAATCCTATATACGATATTGCTTACATGTTCTTCATCCAGATGGACTTCTCGAACTTGATTTCGATATTTGCCTTCATACCACATGAGCATCTGATCTTTATCAGCCCACGCTCGCTTCAGCTTTTGATCTTTATTCTTGACCATATCGCAGATGATAGTCGCAAGAGCGTCGATTTCTTCGTATTCGGTGTAAGCCATAACAAAGTTCCTTTCACGTTCACCATAATATAATTGTACCACGGGTACGCACAGATGTCAAGGTCTATTTGAATTCGCAGTCTATCATCACCTGCGTCATGCAAGCAGCCATATTGATTTCCTGATCTACGACGAACGCTGCCTTGTACTGATAGTCCGCGAGCGCGAGTACGAGAGGCGGAATAGACTCAGGCTTCATAATCTCCGACGCAGCGTCATATAACTTACGAAAGAGAACGTTGACGTCCATACTCGCGTTTTGGGCTACCCACTTCCTCATATTCTCGAATTCGCGAGCTTTCAGATACTTTAGGAGCTCCTTGATCTCCACGTTGTCTACTTGGGCTAGAATACCAGCGTCAATCGAGCCACGAGCTGAGTATCGCTGCAACTCGTTGAGAACGCGACGCCAGTCGGGGAAATGCTTCGTGATAATCTGGGCTAGAACTTTCTTGTCGAATGTGACGCCTTCTGTGTCTAGGATAGTGCCAACTCGCTTCATAAACTGCGAAGCCAAATCAGCCTTCTCCTTGTTGCCAATTTTGAACTCAACGACGGAGCAACGTGAGTGGAGCGGATCGATGAGACGATTGACGAAATTACACGTCAGGATAAAGCCACAGTTCGATGAGAACTCTTCCATGAAATTACGAAGCGAAGGTTGGACGTGATGAGCGTCAAGATAATCAGCTTCGTCTAGGATAACATACTTGCGTCCGCCAGTCATCGAGACTGTACTGGCATAATGTGCGATATCAGTTCGCAGAGAGTCTTTGTTGACATTCAAGGAACCGTTGAACACGATATAGTCTGCGTCAATCTCTTCGAGCATCGCTCGCGCGACTGTAGTTTTTCCCACGCCAGCTGTGCCAGTGAGAAGGAGATTGGGAATGCTGCCGTCGTTCACAAATTGTTGGAACGTAGTCTTTAGATCTTCAGGAAGAATGCAATCCGCAATCTTGCGAGGACGATACTTTTCAACCCAGAGGAATTCTTCGCGCATTACACATTCTCCATAAAAAATTCTTTGAGGCTTGGTCCATTATAACCAAACTGAGCATAGGTTGAACCGTTAAACTTAGATCTAAGTATACGAGCGATATTTTCGTCGATATATTCGACATCTGTATCCATCTTATGAATATCCATAATGTTCTCGATCTCATTCCAAGATATGAATTTCACTTTATAAGAATGAGAATTGATCGCATATCCGCTTCGTTTAGCTCTTCGAGCACCAGCATGATATTCATCTGGATGAGAACAATCAGCCAGCTCTAGGAAAAACTTTCTCACTCGAAGATTCACGCACCAATAAGATTCACCAACATAAACACAATCAGTTTGATTACCGTTTGAAGCATATATCGCGTATATGCCTGTTGAATGAATAGGCACTCCACCTATAATGCTCATGTTCACATGAGGCGATATACCGGACTTGTAAATGAGTTTCACGTCTATTGGATAGAATGGTTGCTCAAATCCACGTCTGACGATTTCATTAACAAGTATGCGTTTTTCATTACTGATGTTATGAACGAGTTTTTTCATTTCACATTTCCATACTATAAAGAAGGAAGGGGAGCCGAAGCTCCCCCATTATCACGCACCGTACTTGCTACCTTGTTCTGTAGCAATCCAGTATTCTACATCTCCCGTCTTCGACTTGAAGTGAGAGATACCCTTCGCAGATACACGGACATCATAATCACGATTCAAGATCTTGAGATTCTCGATCTTGAAAATCATTCTGTAGTCGACTTCTGCTTTTCCGACTTCGCACATGAAAGTGTTCGAGCCCTCGTTGCGCGAATCCAGCGCAGCAAGATACGCGATGCCTCCACGTCCGACGAGAGCAAGCTCAGGTAGGCCCAGAACACCCGACGCTCGAAGCGCAGATTGCAAAGAAGCAGCTTCCAGCACAAACGAGATCTCTGTTGAAGGGAGAGTAATTTCCTTCGCAGGAACTGATTGAATAAGGTCACTCTTAGCATAGCGTAATGTCGTCTTTGATCTACCGTTGGAGATGACGACTGAGTCAGCACCAAGATTGAGGTCGGGATCTTCGAACATCGTCACAGTTGAGATAAACTGCGTCAAGTCGTAGATGGCAAATTCCTTGTCAAACGATTCTGAGATATTAGCCTTAGCCAATACAGTCTTCTGGGGACTTACGGTCTTTTGGACACTACCCATCTGAAAGATAAGCGAAGGATTAATCGC